CCCCCCCCACCGCCGCCACCTGCTCCGGTAACACCGGTACTGGGACCAATGCCCGAGATTCCGGAAGTGTCCGGACAAGCTGTAATCAACCCGGTGTTGGGTAGCATGCCGGAACTGCCGGAGTTAAAAGGTAAGGCGCTGATAACGCCGATGCTGAACACAGTACCAAAAATACCTGAGACAGAAACACAAAGGGGATCTTCCGGGAGCGCGTTAAGCCCCACTCCCCGGGTAAACTTCCAAAGCTATATACGTGAGACATTCCGAGAGCGTGAAACCACTCACACCAGAGACCGCCGGCCAGTTGTAATAATCGCCGACGGCGGGCAGAAGAAAGACGATTACAACGACGTTATAGATATGGCTTACCGCTACCTGGAGACCTTGGGTGACGATTAAAGGGAGTGACCGGCTATGATTCAGGTTTACACAACAAATATCGGGCAGGTAAAGGTGGGTAACACCCTCCTGCCGGGCATATTCGAAAGCCTGGAGATAACCGGGCGCGTAAAAACCGACCAAGTGGAGATTAAAGGTAAGGAAACAAAAGCCACCCAGGCAGTGGGATATGAACCGGCAACCGCCAGGCTAACCATAAACCTCCTTCCCACCTATGAAGGCGGTGAATGTTCAAGCCAGGTGAGAGCAATTCAACAAGCCTTTAGGGAATCAAAGGACCAGGAAGAACCGGGAGTTTACCGGCTGGTAAACCGACACGTTCAGGCCCGTGGAATAGATGAAGTGGTTTTCTCCGGACTGAAAACATTCGAAGATAATAGAAGCGACAAGCTGCTGGTGATCTGCGAGTTCATGGAGCATGTACCCATACAAGTAAAGGTCAAGGAACAGAGCTCGTCAGCCGCAGCACAAAGCAGTACAAGTGAGAGTGCCGCCACCAGCAGCAGTAGTAATTATGGCGGCGCTGTTCCCGATAACTTTGGCGGCGGACAGACATACGGCGGCTCCATACCTACCACCTTCAAAACCCAAAGCACTCCAGCAAAGGACGACCGTAAGCCAGGCTTTTTGTCCGGTGTCTTGAAATGGCTAAAGGGTGATGATGATGTCGCGTGACCCGTACATTTTTCTTAGGGGCAATAAACCCGCCAGCCTGTTCTCCCCCTTTGTGGAACTAAGAACGGATGGCGGCAAAGTGAGAAATTTCGATAAGAAAATAGACGTCTGGCTGTCCCGTAAAGAGCCCGCCGATATTGCAGAATTCGAACTGATTACAACTATTGCGGAATTGGGATTAGCGCCTGACGTTCCGATAGAGCTTTACATGGGTTATAGTATGGATTCACCTTTTAAAGTTTTTAGTGGATACATAACAGAACCAAGGGACCCTTTGTATTTGGCGAAAGATGAAGCACTAAAAATATTTAGAGCTAAACCAATAAGCACCATGTTAAAAGTCACCCCACAGGATGTAATAAAATTCGGCTTGCAGCAGGCCGGGGTGACAGATTTTCAGCTCAGCGAAAAAGTTTTTACCCCCAAGTCAAGATTTATAATTTCAGGTGAAAACGTGTCCGACCTGGTGCGCCGGGTGAATGAAACTTGGGGGATAGATTATGACTGGTTCTTTGACGCGGAAGGAAAGTTTTACTGGGATGAACCGGTACCCAAGGAAAGTGAGATTTACAGCTACCGGTACGGAGAGAACATCATAGAGCTGGACTTTGACACCGACCGGGAGATATACGGACAACGAAAGCTGGGGAAAACAACCGGCTTGGGCAGGATGCTCACGGTCCTCTCCCCCTTCGTCGGCCACTCCCAGGAGATAGAAATAATTTATCCCGAAGTGGGGGACCGCAGGTTTATGACGGAAACAGTACATCACTTCCGGAATGAGCAGGGCAGCCTGCGAACAGAAATCTTTTTCAGGGAGATTAAAGAACAATGAATGCCAGGGTAGATAAGCTTATGGAGGTTATAAGGAAAACTGTCTTACGCCTTTTCCCGGAGCTGGCCGGTAGTTATCACTTAACCGCAAATGCAAAGGTGGTAAAGGTCACCCAGGAGGCACTTCACGTGCAGCCGCTCCTAAAGGATGGCAGCATAAACGAAGAATCGCCCGTAGTCACCGCCCCTCCCCTACCCTATAAATTAAAGCCCGAAGATGTGGTGAGAATTAAATTCCTTTACGGAGACCCCAGCGAACCGTACGCGGAAACAGTGGCCACGGCAGCGCTGGGACAGGTTACAGGCGGTGGCTTAATGATTGAAGGTTACGGGGAGGTTACTGGTTACCTGGTAGCTGAGCACTTAAAAGCGCATTCAAGAATTGGCACCAGCACTTCCCCGGTCGATGATAAAGGCGCTCCTTTGCCGGGGGCCACCACCAGCAGCCTTACCCGCTTTGATATAAACGAGCACCTAAAGGCCGGGGATATGGTGGCAGCCCTGCCTATAGAAGAAGGGGCACGGTTTGTGGTAGTAGCCAAGCTGTAAAGGTGGTGGATATGGTGGAAGATATTATGCTGGATGAAGGGGGTAATTTTGTTGTAGCCTCCACCGGTGACATGGAGACGGTTCAAGGGACAGGTTGTGTGGTGCAGGATGTCAGGCATAGGCTGGCTACTTTTCCAAGTGATCTATGGGCGCATCTTACTTACGGTGCTGGGCTTCAATACTTTATCAATGTTGAGGACAGTGATCTTAACCGCCAGGAATTAGAACAGGTCATACGGATGGAGTTAAAAAAGGAAGAGTATGTAAAGCAGAGCTCCGTTCAGGTGGGTATCGAGACATGGGAAAGAGACGTTATCAGAGTTGTTGTAATCTTTGACATAAATGTGGAGGCATTGGATTCTTCCGCCGAGACGTCCACCGAAACCGCTTCTATTGTACTGACCATAAGCCAGACCGGGATTGAGTTTGGGGGTGATGCCGCATGAAGCCGGAAGATATTATCCCGATTCGCACATTATCTGAGTTGATGGATTCGGCCAAGGCAAAGCTCCAGGATCTTAAGTTTAAGATCACCAATTTGCGGCCAGGTGGAGTTTTTTACACTCTGCTTGAGATACCGAGTCAGGGTCTAGCTGACCTCTATAAATTACTTAAAAGCGTAGTTCCGCAGATTTATTTGAATACATCCACTGGAATCTGGCTGGAGGCGAATGCAGCTGACCGGGGAGTTTATAGGAAAGAGGCTCAAAAGACACAGGGTAAGGTAATAATGGGACGTTATTCCACGGGTGAAAACGTGGTGGTTACCGAGGGTAAGATAGTGGCCACGGAGGTCAATATAAAGGGTGAGCGCCTAAAGTACATGGTAACCGCCAAAACGGTAATGGAAAGCAATGCCTTGGAAGTAGAGGTGCCGGTAGAGGCAGAGTTCGCCGGTGCGGAATACAATGTAGGTGCCGACATGATAACGGAAATGGTTACCAATATAGATGGTGTTGACTACATCCGCAATGAAGATGATTGGATAACCCGCGAAGGGGCGGATACTGAATCCGACGAGTCTTTGCGCCAAAGAGCTCAGGCTAAATGGAATGAATTGGCCCAGGGTGGTATCGACAACTCATACAAGTCTTGGGCGCAAAGCATACCGGGTGTGGTGGTGGTGCAGGTGGACAGTCAGCACCCAAGAGGGCAGGGAACGGTTGATGTTATTATCACCGGTACCGGCGGCATTCCATCCGATGATCTAATAGCCCAGGTGCAGGAGCGTCTTGATCAAAAGAAATCTTTGGTGGCTGATGTTTTAGTGATTAAACCGGAACCGGTGCAGGTTGACTTTGATGTAGTCCTATATCTTAACCCCGATTACGGCGAAGAAGATGCGGTAAAGGCGGAGGCCGAGCAGATAATTGATATTATGTTTCAATACGGTGATACTGACCACCCCGAGATTAGCAAGGTATCGCCTGAGTACGGTCTTATAATTGACCAGGTGAGGCATAACCTGCTTAATATTGATCATGTTGTTAAGGCCCCAATAAATTCACCGATAGAGGATATAACGGTGAGTAAGAGGCAGCTGCTGGTTAAAGGTAATGTTAATGTTTCGGTTCAGAGGGTGGTCGCGTGAGTTTTGTCGATTATTTTAATTATTTAGCTCACCGGATATTTAAAAAGAAATCAAACCCCAAAGACACCGATATATATAAGCTGGCGTCAGCTCTAGGTCCTAACTATGATGAAGCCAAGCAGGTCATATTTGCCCTTCGCGAGCAGGCCCTGGTTGCCACGGCATATGGTAATGGGCTGGACCAGCTGGGTAAAGATAGAGAGATGCCAAGGTATCGGGGTGAGGAAGATGAGGAGTACAGGCGCAGGCTACTGGCAGCTGTAAACATATATTCAGAAGGTGGAACAAAGCCTGGCATGCAGCGCGTGCTCTCCATTTTAGGTTATACCAATAGTGAAGTCTACCCGCTCTATTTGGAAAAGTATAAGTGGAGATTTTTAGATTCGTGGAGTTTGGATGGAAGTAATAATCTGAAAGCGCTGGACCCAACAGCCAAACTAGAATATTTGGGGCGCTGGGCCGAGTTTTTGGTAAAACTAAATCTTGGGGATGCACCATTTCTCGAAACACAATATCTAGTAGCAAGGGAAATGATAAACGATGTTAAACCGTCCGAGGGCAAGCTGTATGCACTTCAATTAACTATAAATGCAGCTACGGTGAACCGTATTAACCTTGTTGACCAGGTTTTTATTAATGGGTATTTCGGTAATGAGTTCCGGGCCGGCGCGCTGCTGTTAGATGGAAGAAAGGATCTGTGCCCCTCCCCTCTGCCCCTACTGCTGGATGGAAGTTTTTATATCGAAGGCGGGGAATTGATTGACGGCGAGTATGGTTTGGCTGACGGTACCTGGTTGCTGTCCGATACGCGCATGGACTCCGGAGTGTTTTTACGGCAAACTGCCAAGTCTGTTCCAGGAAAGGTGTTGAGCCTTGACGGACGGTACTGGCTGAATGGCAAGGTTGCTGTGGGAGGGAATAAGCGCCCGGCAACCGGACGTTCCTTAATCAATTTAAAGACTTCCGCTGACGCAAGGATGCGCGGCCAGGCAATGGGTATAAGGCTGGGAGTGTCCACACACAGCCCCCACCCTGTTAGCTTTTTGAATGCTTTTCACCACGGGATGGCGGGAGACCGATTTCTGGACAGCAAGTGGCTCATATCGGCAAGTAAGCATATCGACGACAGGTTTGGCTTATCCTCCGGGACTACCCGCATAAAAAGTAAAGTTACCATTGCGCAGAGCGCAAGTTTTAGTCCCAGCGTGGTTTTTGATCTTAATGGCCACCACTGGTTAAACGGCAGGGCTGCTATAGGAAACAATAAGCGACTGACAAGCACTAGGTCTCGCATCACTTCAATGGCAACCGCTGATATAGAGACCAGCAGCCAGGCCCCAAGGGTTATGGTTACAGCCTTTACGCGCAGCCCTCACCAGCTTAACCGGTTGGATGCCTTTTATTATAAATTGGCGGGCGACCGCCGCCTTGATAATGGGTGGTCCTTGCTGGCAAGTAAGCTTTTAAGCGGTGGTTTTGGTTTATCTTCGGGTAATATTCGCAATGCGGTGCGAAGCAAGGTTGGAACGGGGGTAAAAAGCGGTAAGTGTTGGAGCCTGGCTGGACGTTGGCTGTTGGACGGCGGTGGGTACAGATACCTTTTAAATGGATTTCTAAAGTTATCACCAAGGAACTGGCTGGATGGAACTGTTTTATTATCCGGCGGTGAGAATTTATGTTACCGGTCGGTGTTGGGTGAGAAGAATAACATGCTTAACGGCAGGCGGTTTTGGGGTGGTGAGATGCTGGACGGCCGCCGGCAATTGAAAGCCTACCCGGTATCAATCGGTGCCGGGGTGACAATTAAGAAAGATGGACGAATAATCGAACAAGGGGTGATTTGAGTTTGAATTCTGTCACTACTAAGCTGGCCCGGATATCAATGGCCAGGGCCAGGAACGGCGAAATTGTATTGCCTACTATTACCCATATTGCAATGGGTACCGGAGGTCACGAGGTTGACGACATCACAAAGCCTATACCTCCAACTGAAAACGATATACAGCTGGAGAATGAGGTAATAAGAAAGCCGGTGGCCACAAAGGAAAGGATCAATGATACTACAGTCAGATATACCGTTGTTTTAGACCCCGGCGAAGCAAATGGGTATGCATTTACTGAAATGGGGTTGATTGATAGCAGTGGTGAGCTGGCCGCCCGCAAGACCATGGGGGCAAAGGTGAAGGAGCCGGATGTTGAAATGGAGTTTTACTTCGATGAGGAATTTTAGGAGGGATTTGAATGCCTGATTTGGTAGGTCAAGAAGCTTGGAAGGACAGGGTGCGTAAGCTGGAAGAAACTGACCCGGCAGCGCCGCCTACTTGGGACCCGATCCACCAGGACCTCATTAACAACGACGTCTATTTGAAGGCAAGATTCGATGCCACAAAAAGTGAGGTCGAGACTGCCCGTGGTGGACATGCCAACCTGGACAGTAGGCTGGATCAAATACAGCTTGAAACATTATCCGGAAGCGGAAATTTTGCCGGTCCAAGCGGTACAATAGTAACCCACAACATTGGCCACACTGATTACATGGTACGCATTACCCCGACGGATGACCCGGGCGGCTATCTGGGTGACGTTTGGGTGGTCAAGGCCGCAAACACATTCGTGGTCTACAACAGCGGTAAGTGGAAGGGATCTTTTGATTATCAAATCTTAACCTAAAGGAGGAATGAGGATGCCTATAGTTGAGGTTAACGGGCCAAATACAGCCGTTAATGTAATAGGAAACGTGCTCAGTATCCAGTCATTTGAACTAGAAGGCGTGACAATACCGGCCCAAGAGTGGGATTTAAGCCAGTTTCAAAAGCACGAGACGCGCACTGTTCGTTTTTTTGCCGGCATAGATGGGGAATACCATATAAATGATAATAAGGACATTTTCTGGCTGGTGTGTGAGGTCAAGCTCCCGCCTCTGCGGTACGAGAGTGTGCCTACCGGGAAGGTTGGCGAGGACGGCCAGGAGGAAATGGAGCAAGTTGTAGCTGTGCCTGACTTTGAACAGGATGCAATTGTAAAAGTTTGGACTTTGCCGCAAGGAGGTAGTGAATAATGACCATTAGCTTACAGGAATTACGTGATCAAATTGAATCCGGCACACGGGAAATGACAGTTATGCACAATAGTAAATCAGACGGATCAGGCAGCTTGGTGGCCAGTCAAATGGTCTATATACCCAAGTTTAGGATTCCTGCCGGACTATGGGAAGGCGGAGCTTTCCCCACCCGTGATTTGAAGTTGGGCGGCTTTTTGATTGACAAATACCAGTGCAGCCAGCCGGACGCAACGGCATTAACCAGGGGCGGAACCAGCGCAAACACACCCGGCCTGGTGGCCGCAACAAGCCAGCAAGGCGTGGTGCCCTGGACTGACATTGACTGGAATAATGCTAAAGTAGCATGTGAGAACCGGGTTATAAATGGCCGTGCCTGTCACCTGGTGACAATGAAAGAATGGGCAACCATGTGCTTTTTGATTAAGTTGCTAAGGGGAGACGACATCCGGGGAAATAACGACTGGGGTAAAGATTACCGAGATGCTGACAATTGGGAGAATTACGGCATAATGGACCCTGTAAGACCCGGTTATAGTGGGCATGAGATCAGCCGTGTTTTGACTGGTTCCGGTCCGGTTACTTGGGCTCACAACGGCATGGCTAATGGTGTTTTTGATATTGTCGGTAACGTGTGGGAATGGGTTGACTTCCTGATTGATTGCGGTGTCCACCAGACTAAAAAGGCGGCACAGATAAGAGATACCGACGGCATTACCGCGGATGACACCGCGATAGTTATTGACAATGTTGAAAATCCTTCTTTATGGCCTGTATCGAATGGTCTTATATTAATTAAAGCAGAGGATATTAATACCGATGAATATGTAGTTTACACTTCTTTTGTTGATAACGGAGACGGGACTTACACGTTAACCGGCTGCCAGCGCGGCCAAAATGGCACCGCAGCCAGTGCCCATAATGATGATGCTGATATTGAACAGTTAACCGATTACTGTATTATACCAGGAGGGTGGGCTGCAAAGGTGGCTAACGCCGGTCTGAATAATACCGATGATCCCGCCACCTTTGATATTGAAAAGCTTGTCTTGGGGCCTGGCAATAATAACCCGCAGGTTGGCGATATTTTGCAGTGTGAAACTGAACAGCTGCAGGTAACGGATGTGAGTGGTAGCACAATAACAGCTTCCCGGGGCGCTAATGGATCGACCGCGGCAGCACACGCTCAAGGCGTTGGGATAGCGTGCCTGTCGCCGCAGATGGGGAATAGCAATCCTGACGCCACCGGTGATTATGGGGCTTATCAGTCCGAAAGATTTGAAACCATGCGGGCAGAACAGGAACTCGAGGCGTATGCCCTACCCTTTACGGCCTCTTCCGGGGGCAGCGAAGAATGGTACGACCGGTTTTATATTAGAAACTACGGCGTGCGGGCCGCGTTACGCGGCGGGGTCTGGGGCGATGGCTCGGGTGCTCGCTTTGGCTTTGCTCTGGGCTTGGGCGTTCTGCCGTCGGCCCTGAGCAGCCGTCGCGGCTTCCGCGCCGCTTTGTCTCTGTAAATCTGGAATCTGTTTTCTGAAAATCTGATTGCTGAGCGATAGCGAAGCAACTGGACACAACTGAAAGGGACTGATACATTGACGGACACCTCGGGCAATCAAAAGAAAAAGGGTGGGTTTTTATTAGCGCAAAAGTGTGAAGATATGATCTACTATGGATACAAGGCTCTTCGCCACTTTCCAAAATCAGAAAGGCATACTTCCGCCGCAGAAATTAAAAAATGTATGTTTAGAATCCGCAGGCTGATAATCACGGCAAATAAAAGGTTCTATAAAAAGAACACATTGGAAGAACTGGACATTGAGAAAACAATATTAATGTGTCATTTAAGACAGGCCAAGAATTTAGGTTTTCTGCCATACAAGAAGTATGAAATTTGGATCAAAATGGTGGAGGAAATAGGTCGAATGATAGGTGGCTGGTTTAAGTCAATTAAGAAATAAACTATGGGGGCTGGGCTGATAACGTGCGGGCCGCGATACGCGGCGGGAACTGGAACAATGGCTCGAATGCTCGCTTTGGCTTTGCTCTGAACTTGAACAATCTGCCGTCGAACCTGAACAACAATCGCGGCTTCCGCGCCGCTCTGCCTGAATCGCCAGAAGTCAATACCTCACGGGGTATTGTCCAGTGCCACAGGCAAAGGAGCTTAGGTCCCTGTCGCGCCCTTTAGGCCGGCAAAAAATATAAACAGGTGATTCGCGGCCAGTAGGTTTCGACCGTCGCGGATCACCACCCTTTATAAGGGGTGACGTTAACTATTAAAACCTTTGACAATATTTATCCAAGCATATACGACTTCGAAAATCTTGAGTGCGCATACATTAAGGCCAGGCGCTCTAAAAGGTCTCAGGATGAGGTATTACGCTTCTCCTTTAATCTTGAATCCAACTTGATTCAGGTACAAAATGAATTGATATATAAGACTTTTGAGACAGGGCGTTACAGGTTTTTCTACGTCTATGATCCTAAAACACGTCTAGTGGCTTCGCTACCCTTCAAAGATCGTGTGGTGCAGCACGCTCTTTGTAATATCGTAGAACCATTATTTGAGCCCCGGTTTATATTTGACAGTTATGCATGTAGAAAAGGTAAAGGTATGCATGCAGGTGCAAATAGGGTAACTAGCTTTTTAAGGGAAACAAAGCGCAAATGGGGCAATGTCTACTGCCTTAAATGTGATATAGAAAAGTATTTTCCCAGTATTAACCACTCTATACTAAAAAGAGTTATACGCCGGCGAATATCATGCCCGGATACGCTTTGGTTGATAGATGAAATAATCGACAGCAGTGGTGGCGGTGACTGGGAAAGGCGAGGATTGCCCATAGGCAACTTAACGAGTCAGCTTTGGGCCAATGTTTACCTGGATGTACTAGACCACTTCGTAAAAGAGGAGTTACGAGAGCGTTACTACGTGCGTTACATGGATGATTTTATTATATTGGGGCCAGATAAGAGCCACCTGTGGGGTGTTAAGCATGAGATAGAGCATTTCTTGGACGAAAAGCTGAGCTTAAGGTTAAATGGCAAGACCGGAATAGCGCCTATCGAGCAAAGCATTGATTTTTTGGGTTACCGGATATGGTCCACACACCGGCGCTTAAGGAAAAGCAGTAAAAAGCGCATGAAGAGAAAATTGAAAGCCTTCCAGCGCAAGTATAAGAATAATGAAATGGAGTTTGAGAAAATAAATGCCTGCATACAAAGCTGGCTAGGCCATGCAAGGCATTGCGACTCTTATAACTTATGCAAGAAACTGTTGAACGGCACCATATTTACCAAGAATTAAGGCAGGTGGTTGCGTTTTGGATCAGATTGTTTCATTGATTATCCCTTTTGTGGCCCTGGCTATTATATCCGTTATGATTGATAAATTCACTCTTTTCTTGGAAAGTGTGATGGAGAAGGTCCCCCGCTTACCTGATTATTTCGAGTGGCCAGTGGCTTATATAATAGTGTTGGCTGTTAGCTTATTAATCTGCTGGCAAGGAAGATTTGATTTGTTTTCCTATCTAAATATTCACTTTTTATATGATTGGGAAGGATGGCTTATGACGGCACTTGTGATCTCTGGAGGTAGTACTTTTGTGAGAACAAGTTTTAATGTGGTTGATAGTATACCAATGGGGATCAGATCCGTGTCCTCAAGCATAACAAGAATCCTTCCGTTTAGTAACAAAAATTCTCAAAAAGGTAGTGATTACGATGCCAGGGTTTGAAATTGAGTTTGTTGGCACGCCTAATTATACCGAGGGGCGGAGAGGCTATTTTCCAATTGCAATAGTAAATCACATAACGGGCGGTAGTTATCCGGGGTGTTTATCCTGGATGCAAAACCCTTCTGCTGACGCCAGTGCCCACTACTTAATCACTAGGGCCGGTGAAATACTTCAACTTGTTGAAGATCAGGACACGGCCTGGCACGCCGGCAGGGTCAATAAGCCCAGTTGGTCATTATATAAAGGTTCTAACCCTAATCGGTATACACTGGGTATCGAACACGAAGGTTTTGACGGCAGTTTGACGGAAAAGCAGTACTTGGCCACAGTATGGCTACAGAAAAGGCTTATTCAAAAATGGGACATACCTGTAGACGGAGACCACATAATAGGTCACTACAGGATTGATAGTGTAGATCGTCCCTATTGTCCAGGACCCAAGTTTCCTTGGGACGAATTATTCAAAGACTTGAAGGAGGGGTTAGTATTGGACAAGCTGGCAGAATGGGAACGCAAAATGGGTGAAGACGCGGTTGACGCACTTAGTCAAAAGGGATTGCTAAGTAATCCCGAGAAGTGGCTTCAGGAGTTGGGTAATGTGCCTCAAAACTGGCTATTCTTTGTAATGATGAACCGCTTAGCCGATTATATGGCAGAAAGGAAGTGATTCTATTGTTCAGTTTGGATTTGATGCTGCTTAAAGCCTTGATTTTTCTGCTAATACTTATCGTTGTTGATGTGGTGATAGGTATTGCAATAGCAATCAAGAAGAAAGAGTTTGAACTGGAGAAGTTGCCCCAATTTCTCTATACTGAGGTCCTGCCGTATTATATGAGCACTCTTGCCCTTGGTGGTCTGGCAATGGTAGAAGATATTCAGGGGTTTGGTACAAAGCCGATTGCGTGGGCCGTAGTTGTAGCTTATGGATCTAAGTTGATTTTTATAGAGATAAGACAAAAGGTAATGTTTATGTTCGGTGTTAAACTTCCTAAAAAGACCGTGCCAAAATAGAAATTGAGGGGAGAGCATCCCCTCAATTTTATGCAAAGTGATTTGCGAAACTGCTTTAGTAATTTTTTCGCAGGCAAGCTGAGAATTTTTCACATCCGCCGCGAGACGCTACAAATATCTCATTGCTTTGGGGCCTTTTCATGGAGGGAGGTCGCTCGCAATCTATTTACTTAATGAAGAACGTAATATTCGCGTGTGCCCTTACTTGGGCCATACCGGGGGTAACGGGTGTAGCG